CTGTGATTAATAGTAACGCAAAGAAGAAACAATCAATTGCTCGATGGCGAGAACGAGTTGGTAAAGATAAGGCAGATAATATTTGTGCAAGATCTACCAGCAGAGGTACAAAATATCATTCAATCGTAGAAGACTATCTAAACAATGAGTTAGACTTAAAAAAGTATGGAAAGTATCCACTTCCAGTCTTAATGTTTCAGCATAGTATCCAAGATTTAGATAGGATAAATAATATATACCTCCAAGAAGCAGCACTTTATAGTAGGCATCTTGAGTTGGCAGGAAGAGTTGATTGCATTGCTGAGTTTGATGGTGTGCTGTCTATAATTGATTTTAAAACAGCAGCAGAACCAAAACGAGAACAATACTTGCATGATTATTTTGTGCAAGAAGTAGCGTATGCTTGTATGCTACAAGAACTGTACGGTTTGACAGTAAAACAGATCGTTACAATCGTTTCTTGTGAAAATGGAGAGACTCAAGTCAAGGTACTACCACCTAAGAAAGAATTTTTCATTAAGTTGATGGGTTACATCGACGAATACCAAGAACGATATGGACAAAAAACAATTATTAGAGGATAAATTTATGACCGCTGCGAGATTCTCGCAAGAAGTGGAGAAGATTGCATTCGACAATCCTGAGATGAACTATATTGATTCGGTTATCCACTACTGTGAATTGAATGAGATTGAATTAGATAGTGTAAATAAATTAATAAGCAAACCTCTGAAGGAAAAACTCCGTCACGAGGCACAGCAATTAAACTTCATGAAAAAAACCAGTCGTGCCAAACTAATGCTAGTATGAGTTTCTTTAAGTCAGATATCGTCCGTGGAGACATTCAAGAGATGATGGAACTTCAACAGTTCTGTTTCAGATCCGCTATGAATTTTATATTATTAGACAAGGATCGGAAGATGGAATACTTTGAAGCACTTGAAACCCTCATAGAAAAACAAAAGATATTCTATGCTCGTGCAAAACTAAGCGAGGATCCCGAAGCAAAGTCAGTGGTTGACACCATGAGACAAGGGATTATAATGTTAGGAGCAACACCTGACACAAGTATTGAAAGCATGTTCTCAGAACTGTTAGACAAAGTTCAGAATATGAAAAGACAAACAGAGGCACAGGGTTGACGCCCTTACCTGTGCCTGTTATAATGTTCAAGTGATAGGGCATCACATAAACCAAATCTAAAATAATCCGAGGTAATCTATGTCATTCGCAGATCTAAAGCGTAAATCCCAGAACAACTTCTCTTTCTTACAGAAAGAACTAGAGAAGTCCTCCACTGGTAAACAAGTTGATGAAAGGTTCTGGAAACCTGAGGTTGACGCTTCTGGAAATGGTTACGCAGTAATCAGATTCCTACCCGCCCCTGATGGTGAGACAATCCCATGGGCAAAGGTATATTCACACGCATTTCAAGGACCTGGTGGTTGGTACATCGAGAACTCTCTCACTACATTAGGTGAGAAAGATCCAGTAGGTGAAGTCAACCGCAGACTATGGAACAGTGGTGAAGACACAGACAAAGAGACTGCTCGTAAGCAAAAGAGAAAACTCTCTTACTACAGCAACATCTTAGTCGTAAAGGATCCTAAGCACCCTGAGAACGAAGGTAAAGTATTCTTGTATAAGTATGGTAAGAAAATCCATGACAAGATACTTGCAGCAATGCAACCTGAGTTTCAAGATGAGGAACCAGTAAATGTATTTGATTTCTGGGAAGGTGCTAACTTCAAGTTGAAGATTAAAAAGGTAGCAGGATACTGGAACTATGACAGTAGTGAGTTTGATAGTGTTAGTGCTCTTAGTTCAGATGATTCTGAATTGGAGACAACATGGAAATCACAACACTCGTTAGAAGCATTCACTTCTAAGGATCAGTTCAAGTCTTATGAAGATCTTGAGCGTCGTCTCAATCTAGTTCTTGCAATAGGTCAAAGACCAGTAGCACCTACAGTAGATGATGAAGAGTATGAAGTTGTTGCACCACCAACACCAGTTGCTGCAGCACCAACACCTGTGAAAGAAGAAGCAATCGTTGAAGATGACGATGCACTCTCATACTTTGCACGTCTTGCAGAAGAGTAAATCCAAATTTACAAACTGAATTCTATAATACCCAGAAAAATTTTCTGGGTATTTTTTTGTCAAAAAAGTCAACCAGTTATCTTTAATCTCTTACCAATGTAATTATCTGATTTTTTATATTGATTTTGTTTCTTGAAATCATTGACAAATGATCTAAGGTATCCTTGTTTTAAAAGATATATCTCTCTCCTCTTCTCGTTTTCTTTATTGAAGTGTTCAGCAACAGTAATTCCACCACATATCTCAGCACCAGATATGATACTTATTGTGCCATTAATATTTACTTTGTGTTGCTTATCATAAAATGCTTTGTCTACATGTAAACCAGAAGGATATTGTGCAGTTTTTACAGTTTCGTAGTGGTGTATCTCATTATATGGATCTTCATATTCTTTCTCCAAAACTTTTGTAAGTTCATAATTACTCATTGGCCAATCATATTGTGCATTTACTAAATTGTTTGTCAATAATATAACCCAGTCATAATATTGACTTCCATAAATTTTTTTTGCTAATATATCTGGACGTTCTCCATCCTTTATAGCATACTTGTTAAAGAATACTGCGTAAGAAAATATGTCATCATTTAATTTATACCTACGAAAAAAATTCTTAGCAACAACTCTATCCGATGTTGAGAAAGGATATTTTATTGGTTTTTCATCGTACAGTATGTTTGGAGTTATAGAAAAATACATCTTTATGCAGTAGAGTTTGTGTTTTTATTTCCTTGCCAGTATATATCAACGTCTTCAGAGAACAGTAGTTTTGTTTCCATGAAACTAACTTTTAATTCAGTAGCAACAGGCATACCATCGTTATAAACTGCATAGTTTCCATCAGGTGTGTAGTTAACTGCCACATCTGTTATAGCACACATTTTATATGCTGGTAAATGAGGATGTTGTTTAGATCCTCTCATGTATGTAACTTGACAAACTTTTGGAACTTTAATAAATGATGCTTCTAGTGCTCTATTTTCATTTACATCTTTAGTATCACTCTCTCCAAATCCTAGAACTGGTGATCCACCTAAACTAAATGATGGTAACATACATTTCCTAAACGTTCTTACAATTTTTTGAATGGCATACGCTTCTTCTTGATTATAAGGAATTAATTTGAAACTAAGATCAAAGGTTCTAAGATTCATCTTCTGGAATAGTACTTCCACATTTGGATTTCTGATAACTCCAGAGACACCACCAAAAATATCTCCTGTGTTTATTTGATCTCCTGTAATTCCTTTTGCTAAGTTGGTAACTAATGAAGCTGCCATTTCAACAGGTGCTTTGTTGATGTTTTTTCCTACAGTATTAGTTGCACTTTTTATTTTTTGTACAAAATTATCTGTGCCAGCAGCACTTAATATACCAGCAGTGGTTGCTCCAAATGCTTTTCCTTCCCAGTCTGCCTTTAATGTGTCAGATATATCATCTGGCATGTATAACATGAGTTGAGGAAACTGCCCTGTATCATCACGTTTGTAAAGTTGTGCTGAGTTTCCAGTTCTATTATATTGATTTAAAGTTTCATTAACAAATAGTCTTTTATCTTTTGCTTTAGTTCCAAGTTTCCAGTTTTTTACTTTTGATGCTGCTATTGCTTCTGGTAATTCAGAGGAAAATGCTGTGTTATCTCTAAATGGAGGTTGGTAATCAAAGAAGTCAAACAAAACAAAATCAGATTTCTCTCCAGTGCTGACATTACTTGGGTATCTGACAGATGTTTTTCCTATTGGTTCTACCGCTGTTGAATAAGATTTGAATGCTAAATTTTCTTGATTAATACCTTCAACTTGATTTTGTTGATATTCATTTCTATTTCTGAATAATTTTAATGCTTCATCTCCCTTACATGCTTCCCACTTATCTCCATTCCACTTATAAAATTGACCTAGAAGAGCATCATAAGCAACTTGATTCTTATATTCTCCTTCTGTAAATTCGATGTCACCTCCACCAAATCCCCAGTTAAAATTATCAACGTTTATACCAGTGAAGTCACCAAAGAAATTTTTTCTATGTAATCTAGGTACTACTTCACCATCTATTGTACCTAAAGCATTATTTTTATCGAACATTCCCATTAGATTGCCATCTCCCTAGATTGTATTGTTCCATATCCATTCACAACTCTTTGTCCTCTGATTTTGTCATAGAAAGTATCTTTGGTATCATTCCAAACTTCCTCTTTATCAACAGGAAATGAAAGTTTTCCTGCATTTTTAACAAAATCTTCAGTTGGTAATAGAACTGCGGTATCCCATTCAGTGATAGCGAGATCAATCATTAGACCATCTACCTGAGACTGAAGGTATTTATGGAAGCAAACCTTAGGAATGTCAATTCTACCTTCCATTAGTTTTTTTGTTGCCATAATTCTTTTCTTCGGTGTCATGTAATGTAGGTTTGCACCCCAAAACTCACCTTTCTTAGTTGCTTTTAAAACATATACTAAAGGAAACTTATCATAATATTTCAAGTAACTCATCTTTGCCTTGTACTCAAACATGTAAAGATGACCTTGTACAGGGAATCTGCGTAGTTCATTTGCGTCTTGATCTGCTACAGCACCTACATCATCACTCTTTTCATTTAATATGTACTTTTTAAAATTTGTATTGTAACTACTTGCTTCTGATTTTACAGCAGCACGATACCATGAAAATGTTTTCTTTTCCCCCTTTGTTTTTTCTGTTATTTTTTCAAACAGTGTTTTATATCCAGACGTGGAGGTAACTGTGTTACGCTGGATAGCAGCGAATCCTGTTGCCATTGTTTCATACTCCTAAATGATCCTCGGTTAGTATTAAGAAGTTCATCTGCCTGTCTTCACAATACTCCTTAGCAGCAGACCATTTAGTTTGGTTCTTAGCGTAAGTTAATGCAGCATTACGATAGGCAGCAGTTTTTTTATTTTTCTCATTCGGTGGTTGTGTTTGTTTTTTAGGTTTAACCTCTATTATATACTTAGTTATTTTCCCAGTCTTTTCAAGGACTTTTATATAGAAATCAGGAAAATAACGTCTCACTTTACCATCAGGTGCTCTGTATGGTATGATAACCTCTTCTGATCCCCACTCTAAAATTGAGGGATTATTATCACAGAACACCATGAACTTACGTTCCCAAAGTGACCTGTAAATTACTCTAGTTGGGTTGCCACGATACTTTTTGGGATTGATAGGTTTATAAATCCCAGAATATGCCATAAATATAATTGTACCAACATAGGTATTTAGCGTGTCAATTAATTCTTTCCTAACAACAATGAATGCCAACGGCGGAATGTCGATGAGCAATAATTTCTTGGTGAAGTTTGATATAGAAGGAACTGGTAACTTATTTGCTTTCTATTGTGATGAGGCACAGTTACCTAATGTCAATACAGCAACTGGGACAATAAAAGGTAGATATATGGGCGAAGGTCAGGTAAACTACCCACATACAAGAATATTCACAGAAATGCAGTTAGGATTTCAATGTGATGCTTCTATGACTCCTTTAATATTTTTAAATCAATGGTATGGCACAATATTTGGTGAATATGATGATTCCAAAGACACACCATTAGGTTCAATGGATAAGTCTCCTGGTGCCACACCTTATGATGCAAGAACTGTACAGAGAGCACAAAATAGAACTGTTCAGTTAAATTATCCAGATAAGTATTGTGCAAACATTTATGTAACTAAGACAGAACTAGGTCCTAAAATAGATGGTGGTTTAAGAACATCAGTAACATATGTAATGGAAAGAGCATGGCCGTTTGCTATTGATGCAGTTCCACTGCAGTTTGGATCTGCACAGATAACAAAGGTAACAGCACAGTTTTACTATAGTAAACATCGTATTGTTTATCATGATCCTACAAGTAACACTAACAGAGAAAATCTGTTAGACTTTGATGACCCAGAGAGAACTTTTGATCGTGGTGGTTCACCATTTGCTGGACTATAAGCAAAATTGACTTTCTAATTCCATAAAAGCGGGAAAAATTTTCCCGCTATTTTTTGTCTCAAAAAGTCGCTAAATATAAATATGACCTTGGAGTAGATATTATGGCATTGCCAACCATGGACTTACCAACGTATGACTTGGAAGTTCCATCAACAAAGAAAAAGATAAAATTTCGCCCATTTCTTGTAAAAGAAGAGAAAGTGCTATTAATGGCACTAGAAAGCGGAAGTGACGATAATATTAGAAACGCTGTACATACCTTGTTAAAAAATTGCATATCAACAAGAGTAAAACTTGAAAATCTTGCAACTTTTGATTTAGAGTACATTTTTTTAAATATTCGTGCTGTATCAGTTGGAGAGATTGTTGAAATTAACGTTACTTGTCGAGATGATGAAGAAACAAATGTTAGATATAATCTAAATCTTACAGATGTTAAAGTTAATTTTCCAAAAGGACATAGTAACAAAATTATGTTAACTGATACTACTGGTGTTATAATGAAGTATCCATCATTTGATAGATTTGTAGATGCACAGTTTGCAAATAAACAAGTTAATGAAGATACTGTATTAGATATAATTGCAGAAAGTATAGATCAAATTTTTCAAGGAGAAGAGGTATTTGATGAATCTACCACTACTCCTAAAGAATTTAAGGAATTTGTGGAAAGTTTAACTAATGCACAAATGGAAAATCTTCAAAAGTTTTTTGAAACATCACCTAAACTAGAACATACTTTCAAAGTTACTAATCCAAAAACAAATGTCGAATCTGAATATACAATATCGGGACTAGCATCTTTTTTCGGATAGCCCTCTTTCACAATACGCTAGAGGGGTATTACAAGACTAACTTTGCTTTGATGCAGCACCATAAATACAATTTGAGTGAAATTGAGAATATGATGCCATTTGAGAGACAGGTTTATGTTTCTCTCTTAACGCAATACCTAGAACAAGTTAAACAAGAACAACAAAAACAACAATAATGTCAAGTGGAACTGTAGGTTATACTGATACAAGAGGTAATAAAGATTACTCAAGTATCATAGCAAACCAAATTGGAAGACGTTTAAAAGAAGCTTCCAATATGGCGTCAGAGGAGCGTGCCTTCGCAGCAGATAGAGCAGAGGCAGGAGGAACATCATTAGAAGAAGCAGGAATAGGTAAAGGATATTTTTTTGGAAGAGCTCTTGGTTCAAGATTTGGCGGAGATAGAATTGCCAGAACTAGGGGCAGAATGGGTGCATCAGGACCTGGCACCAGTC